ATAACCTAGCGTCAACCTAGACAGGCCCCCACGAGGGGCCTTTTCTTTGCTCAAGCCATTTCTGGGTGCATATCTATATGCTCGGCTTGTCCCGGAAAAAGAATCGAAGGAACCCCATGAAACACTACTCTTCTTATAATAGAGAGAGAATATTACTATTTATATATATACTACTACACTCTCTCCCCTACGTGTGTGAGAGCCTCCCCCAGGGGGACCCCCTCCCAGACCCCCCGTAAATCGTACCCATAAATACGATAATAGGCCATTTTATGGCTTAACCCTTTGAAAAAGCTACATAAATTTCCAAAACATTATGATTCCGGGCTTAATTAAATACCTGTTTTAATCCCGAGGCTGTTTTTTTCATCTTTCTGCAAGATTGCGCTTGCAGATTTCTGCAAAGTGTATAGGGTGAGGGGCATAGAGAGAGCGCGGCAATCCCGCCAGCGCCCAAAGCCCCGGAGGGCCTCATGCTTCTCGACCTCGCTTCCTTCGCCTCGCGCTTCAACATCGCTCCGGCTGACGCTTATGTCCTCCCGGCGCTTTTTGAAAATGCAGCCGGTAAGGTCGGCATGACGCCGAGCGCCCTTGCTGCGGAGGCCACTTTCCGCAACCAAGCCCTCGGCGAGTACCTTGCGGATGCCGCTCGCAATGTGGCGGCTCAAGACCGCACCTAACCCGAGGGGCTTCGGCCCCTCCCCTTCCCCCCTTCAAGGAGCAACGCTCATGACCAACTCAGCAGCCTACATCATCATCGACCAGTCAGAATATGCCATCCACGGCTACGGCCCCACGCCCGAGGCAGCGTGGCAGATGGTTGTCACAGAGGCACGCGGTGACTTTGGCACCAACCCCTACGGCGAGCCTCTCACCGCCGACGAGGCATTCTCCGCCTACCGCGTCCTCCCCGCCAGCGATGCCCTGATCTCCGAAGTACAGTCGATCGGCGGCGCCATCGCTTGGGGCAAGGTAAACGGTGTCGCCTGCACGGTAGCAGAAGAGGCCATGAACGATTGCAACTACGTCGGCTCGCCGAGCCATTACTGATACGAAGGAACCCCACCCATGACTGACACCGAATTCACCACCCTCGTTGCAACGGCCATTAAAACCGCCATAACCCCCCACGCGGCGGCTCTAGCCGTTCACGCCCTATGCCGCGCCAAAGCCACCGCCGAGGGCATGAAGCCCGACATCGAGTGCGCCATCCACGCCCCCGGCCAACCCCGCCACCACTCTGAGATCAATTGCTGGTCCGTGTGCTTTGAGGCAGGACCCTACGGCTGGGGCGTTGATGCCTCGCTCGATGCCCTGACAGGCCGCGTTATCGCAGAACCCTATTACGGCTTCGATCTCTCGTTCTATCCGGTGCGCCCATGACCAATAACACTTCACCAGGCCGCCCACCGAAATACCCGTGGCGAACGATGGAGATCGGCGAGAGCTTTTTTGCCCCTAATCGTACTCCTACATCGATCTGCGGCGACATTCGCAAGTACCATCGTCCAATGCGGTTCCGCAGCCGCAGCATAATAAAAAATGGCACTATCGGAACCAAAGTCACGAGGATAGAATGACGAATTCAGCATATCAAAACTTTCTAATGCGCAAAGCCCCACGCGCCCAATCATCCGGCTTTGAACCAAAGTCACTTCCAGACCATTTGTTCGACTTCCAACAGGAATGCGTTGCGTTCTGTCTACGTCAAGGACGCGCAGGCCTATACCTCGACACAGGCCTTGGAAAAACACGATGCCAACTTGAATGGGCCGCGCAGTCAGCCGAACAATCAAACGGCAAAGCTCTTATCCTGACGCCACTTGCCGTTGCAAAGCAGATCGAACGTGAGGCCCGCGCGCTGGGCTACGATGCCCGCGTGATCCGCGAACATGCAGATGCCAAGGACGGGATCAATATCTGCAACTATGACCGCATGGACAAGCTCGACGTCAACGAGTTCGGTGCAGTCAGCCTGGACGAAAGCTCAATCCTCAAGTCATTCAACGGCAAAACCTGCGAATCGTTGATAAATTCATTCGCAGGACATCGCTTCAGACTTTCCGCCACCGCAACACCAGCACCAAACGACCATATGGAACTCGGCAATCAAGCCGCATTTCTCGGGGTCATGCCAGCTAACGAAATGCTCATGCGATGGTTTATCAATGATACCAAAGAAGCATCACAGCAATGGCGTCTCAAACGCCACGCAGAAGATGACTTCTGGGATTGGATGGCATCATGGTCACGCATGGCGCAATCCCCGGAAGACCTCGGATTCGACGGTTCTAGATACATTCTTCCGCCACTCAATATCATCCGGCACAAAACCGCCGGATCAAACGTCAAGCCAATGGAAGGATCATTGTTCGTCTCCGACATGTCAGCGACCAACATGCACGACGTAAAACGCCAAACAGCAACCGCACGCGCAGAACTCATCGCCTCACTTGCAGATAATGCAGAACCATTTATTGTATGGACAGATACCGACTACGAAGCTGACGCCATTAAATCAATTATGCCACACGCCGTCGAAGTTCGCGGATCAATGCGTATCGAACAAAAGGAGGAAAACCTAGAAGCATTCGCCATGGGTCAAGCTCGCGTCATAATTACCAAGCCGTCAGTCGCTGGCTTCGGTCTCAACTGGCAACACGCACCCAATATGGGATTCGTCGGACGCAGCTTCTCATACGAGGCTTGGTATCAAGCCGTTCGTCGGTCATGGCGATTCGGTCAAACCAAGCCAGTCAACGTCCATATCGCGGTCGCAGAAGGCGAAGACCAAATCGGGCGCGTCATCGACCGAAAAGCCGCAGATCACGACACCATGCGCGATGCAATGACTAAAGCCATGCGCCGAGCAGTAAACCGCGCCGCCGCATTCAAGATCACATACAATCCAACACATACAGGGAGGTTTCCATCATGGATCAAGAATTCCGTTGCCTGAATCAAGAATCCGGCGAAACATATACCGCAATCAATGGCGATTGCGTTGATGTGGTGCGGCAGTTGCCAGACCACTCAGTCGGCTTTTCCGTCTACAGCCCGCCATTCGGTGATCTTTTCATTTACTCCGACAGCGAAGCCGATATGGGCAACTCATCATCCGATGGCGAGTTCTTCGACCACTACGAATTCCTTATCGAAGAAATGGCTCGCGTCATGATGCCAGGCCGTCTCGTCGCCGTGCATTGCTCAGATCTCCCATTCCGCAAGTGGAAAGACGGGAAACTCGGCATCAAGGACTTCTCCGGCGATATTATCCGCGCCCACGAACGTCACGGTTTCACGCTTCATAGTCGCGTCACTATCTGGAAATGCCCAGTGGTTGAAATGACACGCACAAAGGCACTTGGGCTGCTATACAAGCAACTTCAGAAAGATAGCAGCAAGTCACGCACCGGAATGCCGGATTACCTTCTCGTGTTTCGCGCCCCCGGCGAAAATGCCAATCCCGTCATGCATACGCCGCAAGACTTCTCAGTCGATCAGTGGCAGCAATGGGCTTCACCAGTTTGGATGGACATCCGGCAGACCAACACACTCAACGTGCGTATGGCAAAGGATAACAAGGACGAGAAGCATCTTTGCCCGCTGCAACTCGACCTGATCGAGCGAGCACTTGTTCTATGGTCAAATCCCGGAGACGTTGTGCTTTCCCCGTTCATGGGCATCGGTTCAGAAGGCTTCATGTCGGTAAAGCTCAAGCGCAAGTTCATAGGAACCGAACTCAAGGAATCCTATTGGAAACAAGCGTGCAAGAATATCGCATCCGTCGAAGCCCAGTCGGCGTCACTGTTTGACTTCGGAGACGCCGCATGACACTCGAATGGGCAATCGAGGAAATCAAAATCAGGCGCAAGGAGGACAAGCAAGCCGAGGAAGATGGATCATGGGAAGCATTCGCACAAATGAAACGCACGCGATCATTCCGACGGAAGGCAATTGGATACAGCCGCACAAAAGCAAAAGCATGGATGGAAGTAGCGGAATGGGAACTGTCCAAAAGGAATACGATTGGAAACGGGACGCCATAGACTGCTATCACCTAGCTCTCCGCATGATGGCCCTCCGCATAGGGTCACGCCGATTTGAGACCATTCCAGAAATGTATTGGCAAGAAAGCCACGGCACGATACCATAAACCCGCAACTGTCCTCCCTGTTGCCCCCTTTAGCCCCGCCCCTTGTGGTGGGGCTTTTTTTGTTGCATAATGTTGCAATGTTGCAAATTACCTTAATGACGGGAAATGGCTTACAAAAATCCGCCAGTTCATAGCCAGTTCAAGAAAGGCCACGTCGGCAACCCCGGCGGCAAAACATCGGAGCAGCGCAAGGCTGAAATCCGCAACGCCGAACTTGCGACCAAAATCCGCACGCGGATGCTTGAGGCGGTGCAGGCCACATTGCAAGATGACACATCAACAGCAAATGCAATCGCCCGCATCGAGGCCAATATCCTCAAGCTCATCAAGGACAGCGAGGACCGTGGCCTTGGACAGGCCAAGGCGGCGGTTGATGTGTCAAATGAGGATGGGTCACTCCAACAAGGACCTATTCTTGAAGCCGTCCTTGCAGCACTAGCGGCGAAGCATGGCCCTAAGCCCAGTTAAAAGATCGGACCTCTATGCTGATCTCAATGTCTTTTCTCGCCATATGTTTCGCGCCAAGCGAAATATTGACATGCTCGAAAACTGGCACCAAACGCGCATTTGCGATGCTTTGGAACAGGTTCTATTAGGCAACACCAAGCGCCTCATCATCAACGTGCCGCCTCGATCAGGCAAGACCGAGGTCGCCGTTAAGGCGTTTATCTCGTGGGCAATGGGTCTATCACCCGATTCAGAGTTTATCCATGCAAGCTATTCAAAGCGTCTCGCAACAGCGAACGCCTACGACATCCGCGCGATGATGCAGCACGAAGCCTACAAGCTCGTTTTCCCGTGGCTCAAACTCCAGGATGATAGCAAGGCCAAGGACGAGTTTAGAACCACCGCAGGCGGCATTGTCTATGCCACAGGCGCGGAGGGCACGATCACCGGCTACGGCGCTTCCAAAATGCGAGACAGCTTTGGCGGCGCCATCATTATTGACGATCCGCACAAGGCAGGCGAGGCAACCTCTCCCGTCATGCGGCAGTCGGTCATTGATTGGTATCAGAGCACCATACAGTCACGCCTCAACAAGCCTGACGGCCCGATCATCATCATCATGCAGCGCCTTCACGAGGAAGACCTATCCGGCTGGCTGCTCAACGGCGGCTCCGGCGAAAAGTGGGAGCATCTCGTTATTCCCGCCCGTGATGAATCCGGCCAATCTTTCTGGCCTGAACAATTCCCGCCTGAGATGCTCGACCGCTTGGAACTCACCAGCCCTTATGTGTTCGCCGGTCAATACATGCAACGCCCCGCACCTCTTGGCGGCGGCATCTTCAAGGACGAATGGTGGCGGTTCTTCGATGCTATGCCACCGCTCAAGCACCGTTCGATCTATGCCGACACAGCGCAAAAGACAAAGGAGCAGAATGACTATTCCGTTTTGCAATGCTGGGGCGTTACGCAAGACAACCAAATGGTTATGCTCGACATGGCGCGCGGCAAGTGGGAAGCGCCAGAACTGGAAACGATGGCTCGCGCGTTCTGGCAGAAGCATAATTCACAAACGTATTATGGGCCGCTCCGAGCCTTCAAGGTCGAGGACAAGGTAAGCGGCACCGGCCTAATCCAAAAGCTCAAGCGCGAGGGCATCCCCATTGTGCCAATTCAACGCAACGTCGATAAGGTGACACGCGCATTCGATGCCGCGCCATATATCCAATCCGGCAACGTCTACCTCATGCGCTCGACCCCACACCTTGCAGATTTCCTCGCGGAGTCCGCCGTGTTTCCAAACGGTTCCCATGATGATATGATCGACGCGACAATGAGTGCCATTTCCGATTTGACCGCGCCGCAGATCACTCCTGCTATTCGCACACTATGAGGCTCCCGATGGGATTGTTAGACATTTTCCGCCGCCCTGCACCAGACCGCAAGGAAAGCCAAGCCTCCCAGCTATTAGTGGTCAATCCTGGCCAGCCCGTATGGTCGCCTCGCAACTACGAGAGTTTCGCCAAAGAAGCCTACGGCAAGAATGTCGTGGCTTATCAATCCATTAACCGCAT